ATAACAGACTTTTGGGGCATCTTACTTTTCCTTTTCTTATTCGAACGGGGTCACCAAGATACTCCGGTCAGTCCTCCGCTTCAACTGGATTACCGCTCAGAATTGCTGGCGGTGATTCAGCCAATAGTTTAAGAGCAACTTGCTCCCAAATGTGCCGGGTAGCAAAAGTTAATCGCTGTTCAATGGGTATATCCAGCGATCCGAGGTTCATAGGTGTGGTTAAAATTCCGGTTTCATCCAATTCTAAACGCGGGTCCATAAGGTGTACGCGAATGTCCAGTTCTTTAACCGGTGGATTAGATTCACCGGTGTTGTTAATAAAAGAAACTATGAACAAACTGATGTCCGGTTTCGATGCATCTGTGTTACTGATGTCATAGGTTTCGAACGCTTCTATAACAGCAGCTTCCAGAGCGCGTGCAGCTTTAAGTTGTTTTGGTGTCAAGAGAATTTACTCCTTTCTTCCAGGGGGCCGAGAAACTTTTGCGCGCGCCAGAGAAAGAATTTCCTATACGAACAAAGATTTCTTTTATTTTGAGTCGTCCAGCGGCCAGCTTACGCGTGGCTACGTTGGGACCTACTTCGATGATAATTTTCATTGCATCTCCTTCGGAGTTTACGACTACCGCGATTCCACTTGCGGATGTCTGTGGGACGTAACCAATCAACGATGCCTTGGTTGTACGTGTAATACTCTTCTTCTATTTCAATCCAGCCTACAGCCCATCGTCCAAACGTGGTGAGCGCAGACATGGCTAACCCGGCGACTGTCGCGCTCATTCCGCCGGTGAAGGTTGATCCACCGTGCAGTACGAAGGCGAGCCAGGATGCGGTGAGATCAACTTTCAACGGGTGGCCGAGAAGGATCAGCACCTGGTGGCGAGGTAACTTGAGTGCGAGGGCTAAGAAGCCCATTACAATGAGTGCTCCAGCTTCAATAATCATAGAATGCTCCTTTTGAAAATCGTACTCCGTTATCGGACACAGCACGGAGTAACACTGCTCATGAGAGGTAAGGGGGGGATCCTCTCTGTCCTAAATCTGTCGACAAGATGGCGATCTTTTACGTTTCGTCTGGTGATGGAGGTTATTCGTCCACCACCCGCACTTGAAACAACTTGTCTGTTTGCGCCAACCTCAGTGCGGGAAGCAAAGATTTCCGGGTCACACTGTAACGGTAACATGCCTTTAGCCAAGGACGCTACAGTGCTTAAGGATGCCCGGCCAGCCTTAAAAGGAGCCTTGGCCATGGTAAGTAACATAGCTACGTATCTTTTATTTCGATCTGTTTTTTCGCGACATCAATAAAGATTAGTATCGGTTCGAATCATGTCAGGATTATTTTTAAGCCAACGTCTGCATAGAGCATACACAGCTTGTCCTTTTACGTTGGCTTTCAGGCAGCGCGTACAAAAATATAAGCCTGAATGCGGGGGCCTGAAATCGAGCGAGGAGGTTACGTAAATATGCGCTTCTACGATTGAATAAAACCTTTCTCCACAAAAAGTTGTGTACGGTTTGCCTACTCTTACGGCTCCGGGGAATTCGTCGATAATATGCCACATAACGCGATTAACTAAATTACGTTTACGGATGAATTTGATACGCGCTTGTTTCATCGATATATCTCTTAATCCGTGCTTTGAGTAACCGGTTAATCATGCTGCTTTGGAAGCATGTCTCGCAATACTCGTCCATTGAAAGAGATGGGGGTTCGAAATTCGCACCGTCGATCTCGTGGTAATGGGGGGTATACATGTTTCCCCAGGCATTAGGAGCACAAGCGGTGTAGATAAACAGATTGTCTTTGTCCTCTCTCTCAGAAGTCTGTAACAGAATATGCCAGCGACTGTAAACAGCAGGGTGAAATGGTGACCCGTCAGCTTGGCGTGGTTGAAAGATAACAAAGCGCATTAGTGTGACTTATCCAGTGTTGTACGTGGTACAACGAAGCGATCGTACAAAGCGACCGTTCCGGCAGCGACCAGCAGCAACAAGCTGATGATATCCAGCGCCAGGATCAAGGCCGTGATGAGTGCCATATTATTTCTCCTTTAGAGATATGTTTGTCGAGGTACTCCGCTTATTGCGTCATCGAGGAAAGTGCTACTGAAGTACTCCAGACCAGGGAGGGGGCTCCAGGAGTCATGCGTACTCCGTGTACCGGGTAACTCATCAGTACAGAGTTATTGTGGACTCTGTATTTGAAATCCGATGAGTCCGTGCTGGTTAAACGGCTTTATCGGCAAGCTTGCGGTAGTGATCAATGAACCACTGAGGATAGCGATCGAGTCTTGCCGGTGAAGTGTAAGCCAGCCAGCGATTTGCCTCGTCCAGAGTAGCCAGACGTTCGATGGCCTCTTTAGTGCCCATCCACGTGTCGTTAAAAAATTGCTGCTGCGGGCCCAGGATTTGATCACGAAGTAAATCGTCCAGTTGCTCGCCGGCAGCGTATAGAATGTCGTGGTCTTCCCTGCCTCGAGCCAGAATTCCTTTTAAGTACCGTTGCGCCGCATCACTGGGGTTCGCTGCTTTCATAAGTATTTTTCTCAAATGACGCCGGATACGTGGAGGCGCAGTACTGAAAGCGGTGGCGCCAATCCCTTCTTCTGCCAATTCGTAGTCTTTTGGCATGTCCGGAATGGGCAAATTATCTGAGTACAGATGGAATGGGTTGGCGCACCGTGACAGTACGTGGAGATCAAGGCCAAGAACTTCGCGTTGTATACGGGATGTGTTACTGCCACGGCGGATCCGTCGGGCCTGACAACGATGCTGTACATCCTGATAGGAGAGGCCGGATACGTTGCTGTGGAGTCTCGCTTCCATGGCGTCCCCACGTTTCCACGTTAAACGGATGTAATGGTGTGGGTACTGATAAATGAGTAGCCAGATACCTTCGGCTAAAGCGTAGCCGTTCTGGCGCAGGATGCGTTGTACGGGTGCCAGGGCGTTGATCTGTGCATAGGGAATCTTCTCGCCCGTCTTTTGGTAGTGATTGACCATTGAGGCGATGGTATCTATGGGTGGGGTCTGCAGCCAACAGTTACCTATGTGCGATGAGCGATCGGATGGGGTGAATTCGTTCTCTGCAGCGTGATGGGTCTGTAGTTTTTCGATCAGTGTGGGGGGTAGAAATGGAAGCCCCACCTGATTTTTACCGCGAATTCGGCGTCGAAGTAGCGGAGTTTCGATATATCGGGGTGTGTTCAGTGGCATATTTTATCTCTTATTTCAGACTAAGTTATTGAATTTCATAGAAAGACAGGTAAAATTAATGTATATTTATTTATAATACACCTATATACTCTATGAAACCTAAAAAAGATGTTAATAGGTAAAAGATAGCAAGGAAAATCAGAGAGAAGGGGAGAACTACCCAGCATAAATATATTTTAAGCTCTATGAGCTAAAAAGCCTCTGAAACCAATACTATAAAGCGATATTACAGTCTTTATTTTACCATGAACAAGGTCATTAGCCGCCTGTAATGAGTCACTTAGAAGCGATTTCACTGGTTTTCTTTGACACCAGAATGCCTGTTACAGTTGTTAATGTACGTGGAATATAGTTATTTTGTATTTATTTATTTTTGGTATCTGTTTTAGAATTGTTCTTTGCCACGCTCGCCACGTTTAGGTCAACAATTAAGTTGTTACTCGCGGTCAAGAGAAATCTTTTCTCTTTCCGACAGGAAAAACGGATAGCCAGCGGGAATAGAAAATGCGATATTGATAGGCAACGCTTATAGCTAAGCGTTACGTCGAGAATAAAAAAGCCACCGACGACGTACGCCGGTGGCTGTGAGTGTTAAAGACTTATGAAGTCTTTGCGTTAGCAGGCTTGCGAGAGCGCAACTCAACATCGTGCTTGGCTGCGAAGTCTCTGAAATCTTTCAAGTCGACCTCCGCCAGGTACAGGTTGTTATCGCACTCACCTTCCCAGTCACTGCCTTCTTCGGCTTGCTGGAAAAGTTCATCGCAGCGGACGACGTCCGCCATCAGCTTGATGTGGGTTGCGTCAACCGCCGCCTCGAGTACAGTTGCTGCGAAGTCCGTATCAAACTCGGACGCGTCTGCAGCCTGTACTTCAAGGTATGCGCCTTCCAAGAAGCCGTAAAACATCGGACGGTTCTTCTTGTTCCAGCGGATCCGCCGCTGTTCAGTAAGAACACGTGCCTCTTCAGCTTCCTGCTCGGTTGCCATGTCCAGGGCTGACCTCCGCTTCTTCTTATGCGTCGGCCGTGCTTCTGTGGACAACTGAAAGTTCAGAGAATCCAGAATCGCTGTCTCCAGCCGGGATTCCCGCGTCTCTTCCTTGTTCTTGGGATTGACGTACTCGGACTTGCCATGCATCCGGAGTGCAGCATCGCGAAGTGCAATCGCTTTGCAACCGGCCACGATGTTCGTCTTGTCGAACACAAAGCTTTTCAGCTGTGGCAGTGCAAGCGCGAAGAAACGGTTGCCGATGCGCTCACAAACGATAGAACGCCTGATCTCATCAGAGATCTGACTAACCATCATATCTACTGTTTCGAGCACGGAATCAACCGCAGCGTGTGCAGGGTTCGTTGAAGGTGTTGCAAGAACGAACGTTTCTTCACACGTTTTTGCCGTATCGGCATCCGCTTTACGGGCGGGACGTACTTTGGCTGTATTTGCCATGGTGATTAACCTCCTTAAGGTCATCTTCGTTTCCAAGTCCCACGATACGTGGAACATGGGGCTATATAGGAAGGATTTCCCATATATACCAATCGCAATAACATCGCGCCGAAGGCGCAAGGTTTCGCGGTGAGCTTGCGAGCCGCGAAACCAGGCGAAGCCGCAAGGTCGCGCAGCGACCATAGGCTTTGCCACGACGTCACGATGCGAACGAGGAACGAGAGAGCAGCGGGGCGGAGTGCGAAGCAGCCGCGCAGCGGCGCGGAGCGAAGCGGGGTTACGTCGGCAAAAATTTAGACCCGTACCCCAGGAGCATTGCTCCTGGGGTAATAGGGGTAAATTACAACTCTATGACTTCGAGATCCGGTATGACCTCGAGCAGTTGCTCGACAACCGATTTATCGGGTGCATCTTCTGCGGTGCCAGGACTCAGGTCAATGAGAGGAAGTTCTTCTGCCTTGGCCCAGGACCAGGCATCTTTGATGGCTTCGGCCTTGGTCTTATAAGCATAATGACCGGTCTGCCAGGGTTCGTGGAAACCATATTCCTCATCGAGAACGAAGAGGACGGCTTTCCAACCGGCCATAGGCATGTAGACGGTGATGTAAGCCCGAGGCAAAACCTCGGAGACAGACTCTGACCACTGGACGTTGCCGTCCAGTTCGTGTGCTACCAGGTATTTCTGTTCCACTGTATTGCTCCTTTGTTAGATACCGAGTGGTATCATCGAGCCCTCCGCAAGGAGGGCTCTGTGATACTACCAAGTGCTAGCTCGCAGGCTTGCCCTTCTTCAGCTCAATCGTAACGTGAGCCGGTGGCGGGCAGTCATGAACCTTTTCAGCGTGTTCCTTACAGGTAACACCCTGCGGGAAGAACTTGTTCGGCCAGATGGACACCCACAGCGCCGTGCCGTCGGGTGCTACCATCTCACCGCCCCAGTACGTGTTGCCTTGCTTGGACTCTTGCATCCAGGCGGGCTGGTACCTATCGTCCTTCTTAGCCTTATCGGCCAACTTCGCTTCCAGCTTCGCAGTCTTCGCTTCCGCCGCATCAATGCGGGCCATTAACGCTTCTAACTCTTTCTTAGTCATGTCTTGCTCCTTTATGGGCAGGATTGCCCCACTGGCCACCTCTTGCGAAGTGGCCAGTAGCGCCTCCTACTAAGACCCTCGTATCTCGTCAACGGTGTAGCCAGTGCAGTCACCGCAACGTGAGTCGGGAGCCAGCCAATCGACTTCCTTTTCACATTGGTAGCAGGTCTTTTTATCACCTTTACGGTAATTGGTGATGGCTGCTACAGCAGCATCAAAGTTACTTAGAGCTTGTTTAAACGTTAAGCTCTTATCTTTGGGTACTAAACGGTAACGTTGTTTCATATTGCATTGCTCCTTTATGGGCAGGATTGCTCCTCTGATTTGAAGTAAATCTTAGTGATGACGTAAGCCATACCGAACCTATGTTCCTGGCTTTCTAAGATTGCTTGTTTAGCTGCCTCTTCAGTGTCGAAGAGGCGATTGCTAAGTTGTGAGATGTGCAAGTCCCAAACAGGGTTAACTAACCCATAGGGGTCTTGTACAAGTCGTATAGTCCATTTCTCGATTAAGTCCATTGCATTGCTCCTTTATGGGCGAGATTGCCCCAGTAGCCCTCTCTCACGAAAGGGCTACTAGCTTCTCTCACATCCAAGCTTTCCATGCCCAGGCAGTGCGCCCGGGTTCCCACTTCACGACTTCCGGTGGAAGGGGCGTCACCGGTCCTTTCAGATATTCAGCCAATCCGTAATCTACGGTCCTAGAGGCCGTATGCCGGATATGCCGACGTTTCTGCCTTTTCTGCGCTGTACGCAGCCGGGGCGGCAGATCCCGAAGTTCGTTGTTAACCATGATTGCTCCAGGCCCCCTATGGCTAGGGGGCTAATAGGGGTTTACCGTTTGATAAACCAATAAAGGCGTTTATAGTTCCGGCGCAAGCGCCAGTTTATATAAGCGTCATGAAAGCCTCGAATTACCATCGGAACGGCGATAAGCAAAACGAGGATGCCCAGTATGGTCGAGCCATACACAAGTACGTCCACAGCATGTCCTCCCTATTGTTGTGGTCAGCACCCAGTGTGGGTACTATCGAGCCCACTCCAGGGAGTGGGCTCTGTAGTACTCAACCTAGGTCAAGTAGCACTGTTACTTGATGTTGCGCCATACAATGGCTTTGGGCTTGGCTGCCTTGGTGCGTGGTACACGGATACCACGTACCTTATGCCACAACCTCAACGAAGGTTGTTTAAGGAATGTTGTCCAGGCCCATTGGCCTGCGACTATGGGTATGCCAGCTAAGATGAGCATGGCATTGCCCATGTGTGGAGCCAGCCAGTCCCACACCGTGCGCCAGAACATGACATAAACAGTGATAATTCCTACAACTAAGAACAGTTCCATTTCATTCTCCTTTCTTGGTTTAAAGTAAACGTCGTATAGGACTCGATGGGTCCCTCTTGGTCGTATCCGAACCCGAATCCGAACCCGGGGGGCGTGCCACCAAGTACCTATACATCCCTGTACACATAAAAATTCAGAAAATCGCCACAAGGTTACATTAGAAAAAGCTAATATACACACATCCACAGCGTCCCTGTTATACTCGCTGCATGGACACCAATCTTTTAGCCAGCCCCGCTATCAGCGCCATTCTCGATCCGCTTACCACGAAAGAGCGTACCTTCGTTATTTGCTCCACTATTGGCCTGCAATCGAAGGCCGCAGCCGCCAAGGAAGCGGGCTACTCGCGCCCGCCCACCAAGAAACGAATACGCATCGCCGTCAATGTCATCCAGGACATGATGATGGAAGAATTAGAGATCACGAAAGAGGATGTACAAAGGGGGATCATGGAAGCCATTGGCGTCGGACGCGTCAAGCAGGAAGGCATGACCATGTTGGCGGGGTGGAGAGATATGGCGAAGTTACTCGGTTACATCGACAACAAACCTGCGGTGGGCGAAGTCAATCTGACTCAGGTTAATTTCGGGGATATGAGCGAACTGTCGGTTGCCCAGTTGCGCGAACTGGCGGCACCGGTGTTGAAGAAGACCGGTGGTGAACTGTCTTCCGCCCGGGAATTCATCGAGGGCGAAACGGCATGAGCCTGATCGTTCAGCCGGATCACAATTTACCGTTTGACCCGGATGGCCCTGATGCGAAGGAACAGGCCGGTCGCTACGCGCTGGCGGAGATGGCTCGGCGCGAATTGATCAGAAAAGATTTCCTCGAGCACTGCATGGCATTTCATGTGGACTTCAGACCCGGCTGGGTACACCGTGACCTGGCAATCAGGCTGACGCGGTTTTATGAGGACCTGATGGCGGGGTTACGACCCCGACTGATGATTTTGTTTCCGCCGCGACACGGTAAGTCTGCGACCGCGTCAATTTTGGCCAGCTCGTGGTTCCTCGGTCTGAATCCCCTGCTGAAAATCATGAACATCGGTTATAACCTCGACTTACCGCTGGAGTTCTCCAAGGAAGTGCGAGAGATTCTGAAGATGCCGGCGTACCAGGAAGTCTTTCCGGATACGAAACTGCGCGTGGATGATCGCTCAGCTGAAAGTTGGCGCACCACCAAGTCGGGTGGTTTCATGGCTGCAGGTATGCAGGGTGGTATTACCGGTAAAGGCGCCAATATTGCGATTATCGACGACCCGCTGAAGGGTCAGGAAGAAGCGGATAACCCCACAGCACGTGAAAAGTTGTGGTTGACGTACTCGGCCGTGGTACGGACTCGTTTGGCACCGGGCGGCGGGATTCTGGTGATCCAGACCCACTGGAACGACGACGACCTGGCGGGCCGGCTGCAGAAGCAGACCGAAGATGTGTTGAACAAGGTACCCGGGACAGAACATATCGTGCCGTTTGAGATCGTGAAATTCCCGGCGATCTCGGAGCAGCACGAATACCGGGACAACATGACGCACGAGATCAAGCGGTTTGATACGCGCTTGTCGAGCGAAGAAGTTGATAACCTGGATTACACGCATCTGCGGGACAAGGGTGAGGCGTTGCATCCGGAACGCTACTCACTCGAAGAGTTGCTGAGTTTGAAGGCAGAACTGCCGCAACGGATTTTTTCGGCGCTGTACCAGCAGAACCCGGTGCCAGAAGGCGGTATTTATTTCACCTCAAGCATGTTTCACTTGGTCCCGGGGTTGCCGGATCCGTCGGCCGGTCGGGTTACAACCGCCTGGGACCTGGCCATCGGTAAGGACAGTGAACACAACTACACGGTGGGCGCGACCGTGCAGATGCACAGTTCGAGTACAATGTACCTGCGGAATATCGTACGCTTCAAGCAACAGACTCATGGTATTGTCACTGCGATGATCCGCGAAGCACAGTATTACATGGACATGGACGACCCGCCCGATTACCGGATTGCGATCGAAGGCGGTCAGATCTGGAAAACGATGGAAGAGTCGTTCATGAACCAGTGGCGACGCGCTCGCTTGCCGACGGGTATGTTGACAATCGTCAATCCGATTACGGACAAGCAGGTCCGTGCGCGCCCGTTACAGCTGCGGATGGAAGAAGGATCATTCCGGATACCGCAAGGGCATGCCTGGTTCGACGAGTTTCAGCACGAGTTCCTTCGTTTCCCGGGTGGTAAAGACCACGACCAGATTGATGCATGTGCCTGGGCCGTGCGCCAGTTAGAGGCTGCGGGCGCTCCGGGAGAACGTCCGAGTACGCACATGCACGACGAATACGGGCACCGGTTATACAGAAGACGCTACAAACATCAGCGTACACAGGATATACTTCGAGCAGCGGGTGCCCCATCACGCGGCGGTCCAATGGCTGCCTAGGAGATAGAATGCTCGTCCCTTCGAAAAATATGGAAAAACGCGTACGCCGGATGTTACTTAAGAGAGGGCGCAGAACCCGCTTAGAACATGAAGCGCTGCAAGCACGACAGGCCGCTGAACTGGATGGTGCTCGAGCCAAAGTCAGCAACGCAGTGGGTAATACGGAACGAGCCCGACAAAACGCGGTACAGGCTCGAATAAACGCAAAACGAGCGCGACTGCTGAAGAAAAAAGCGAATCGCGAATAACGGAGTACACTATGCCAACTGTAAAAGCGCGGGTAAGAAACTATCTCCGCAAAGCCAAAGCCAAGCACATGATCGCGAATGCTGCCAGTGGGGCCCGTCAACACGGGAACATGGCTAAAGCAGCCGGCGTAGTTTCAAATACCGATATACGTAATGCAATGCAGGCAAAACGCAGTGGCGAAGCTGCCAAGCGAGCCGCGACACGCGCCCGCGTTTTACGCCGTAAAGCCAATAAAGAATTTGGTAAGAAGAAATTAGCCGCTAAAACCGGTCGATAAGGAAAATACTGATGGCAGGGTTACGGGATTCTCACCGCAGACGCTACGGGGGCCGTGGCTCCTTGGCCCAATACCTGACAAGCCGCAACCAGATACTGCGTAAACCCAGCTCGGGCTCGCCTCAATTGCCGCGACTCAACCGCGCTTCCGGCCAGCAGAGCATGACCGGCAAGCGGGCGGGCCCGGGCGCAGGATTCGATGTCGGAAAATTCAACTCGCTCAAAGGGGCGGCGATGGCCGCTACAGTTGACGCAGTAACTAACCGTACACATATCAAGGGTGTGCCTCGTCAGGGCAAAGGAACTTTTGAAGATCGTTACCGCATGGCTGCGTTCGAACGCGACAGGGCCCAGGATGCACACAACAAGGAAATGGGTTACTTCAAATCCTGGGAAGAAATGACCCCGGAACAACGGGCGCAACAAGGCGGTGAGCACACCGTCGCTGAAACGTATGGCACGGGTAATAATACGTTTTTACGGCCCACCACGGTTACCGAAGCTTATCAACAGGAATCCTCGCAGGTATCGACCGTCGCCAGCGAAGAGTCGTTGCGCTCGGAGCCCGGTGCGTCGCCTGTTACACAGCCTGGATCCCGGCCCGGACCCCTGGGCATGTGGGGTCGATTCACTGGCTGGCTCGATTCTGACGAGGATACGGAATAATGCAGGACATAAAAAGCTACCGACCCAATTACGACCCCGCACTTGAGAACACTTATCGGTATGCTTACATGCGAGACGGAGGTCACGCAGACTTTATTCGTAAAGCTCGCAAATGCGAGAATTTTTTTGCCGGTTTGCAGTGGGATCCGGAAGATTTGGCCGTGCTGGCACAGACACGCCGGCCGGCACTGGTAGTTAACAAAATTCTGAGTACCATTGATCGATTGATTGGTGAACAGCTCTATAACCGCTCGAGTATTGCCTACCGCCCGGCCAAGGGCGCCGCATCGGGCTCGGTTGCAGATACCCTTACTCAGTTATTTATGCAAATCAGCAACAACAACAAGCTGCCGTGGGTACGGACAGATGTTTTTGCTGATGGCATCATCACTTCACGCGGCTTCTACGATGTACGGATCGATGTTGATGATAACATGATGGGCGAAGTTTCCGTAGATCGCGCTCCTTCGGAAACCGTGTTACTCGACCCCGACTCACAAACCTACGATCCAAAATCGTGGATGGACGTCATGACCAGCCGCTGGGTCGAGATGCGCGATATAAAGAAAGTATACGGGGCAGAAAAGGCGGACGCTCTCGGTAAATTACCCGAAAGTTATTCGCCTTATGATTTCGCCGGTGATGACTTTATTAAAGACGCCACCTTTGGCCGGGATACGATTTCCGGCCGCAGCAGCCTGGCTTATCTATACAGTGCTTATAACAACGTAAAATACGTGCGGGTGATGGATCGCCAGTGGAAAGAACTGGTCAGCGTACCGGTTTTCATCGATGTGGTACTCGGTGATATACGCCCGGTACCGACCAATTGGAACGACGCCCAAATTCGTTACTACCTGGAACAGCACCCCAGCGTCCGTGTCATTCAGAAAATGATGAAACGGGTTCGTTGGACAACATCTGCTTGTAACATCGTTTTACACGATGAATGGTCACCCTATAATGAGTTCACTATTGTCCCGTTTTTTCCGCGTCTTCGTTCCGGTCGTACAATCGGCGTTGTTGAGAATCTACTTTCCCCGCAACAGCTCCTGAACAAAGCGCGTTCCCAGGAACTCCACATCCTGAACACTTCTTCCAACTCCGGCTGGATCGTCGAAAATGGCGCTCTGGTCAATATGACTGAGCAGGAACTTGAAACAAAAGGATCAGAAACAGGCCTGGTGCTTGTGGTTAACAAGGCTGGGACGCTTGAAAAGATTAAGCCGAATCAGATTCCGACCGGACTAGACAGGGTTGCCTGGAAAGCCGAAGACGACATCAAGAACATTTCGAATGTCACCGATTACATGCTTGGCTCAGCGCGCGAAGACGTCAGCGCCAAAGCAGTACAGTTCAACCAGGCACAGGGTGGCAGTGGCTTTGCTCCCCTGCTCGACAACCTGAATAAAACCGACACGCTGTTGGCTGAACGAATCCTTAACCTGGTGCAGACGTATTATTCTGGTCCGCGCATTATCCATATCGCCGGTGATCGCCCCGGGCAGGAAGGCGTGGACATGCAGCTCAATATGCCGCAGGAAGACGGATCGATACTCAACGACCTGACGCTGGGCGAATATGAAGCCGTGGTAACTTCCGAACCGGAAAGCGCCACGATGGAAAATGTTCAGTACGAGCAGGCCAAAGAAATGCGCCTCGAATTGGGGATTGCGATTCCCGACGCTTACATGATTGAAGTTTCCGGATTACGCGATAAAGACCGCCTGCTGCAAGAATTGGCCGGTAATGCATCACCCGAAGAGGAAGCGTTCCAGAAGCAACTTGAACAGCGTACCGCTGCGGCTAACTTGCAGAAGATCGAAGCTGAAGTGGCCAATACCCAGGCAGATGCACAGCTTAAATCGGTACGCGCTGCCAAGGAACAGGTAGAAATCGAAAAGTCTGCGCTCGGCGAAGACGGTCAAGAACAACTGAGCCCGGCTGATATGGCCGAGGCCAAACTTGACATGATGAAAGAGCAACAGCAAAGTAATAACCGTAAAGAAGAAGAAACACATAAGTTCCTTCTCAAAATGCGTGAACTCAGATTACAGCATACGCTGGATAAACAGCTGGCTAAGGAAACCCCGAAACCTGCCTTACCAGCCCCTAACTAAGGAGCAATTATGGATCCGAAAGACAAAGTACAAGACGACGAAGCCCTGGCAGCCGCCGCAGCCGATAACGACAAGACCGCTGATAAAGGGGATGAACTCAACCCTGAACAGCAGGCCGAAGTCGATCGACTCACTGCTGAAGCAGAAGCAGCCGGCACCGAAGTCAGTGATGATGATCTTGAAGCCGCTATTAAGGCGTTTCGCGGTGAAACACCGAAAGACGATAAATCGGCTAAAAGCGAGAAGGACGATAAAGGCGGTAAAGAGGGGAACATGGTTCCTCAGTCCCGGCTTGACGAAGCTACCGGGAAACTGAAAGACCAGCTCGAAGCTTTACAGGCACGCCTGGAAGCTGCTGAGCAGGCTACGGCAAAAACCGCTGAGCCAATTATTGATCCCCGGCAAGCTTTGCAGGAACAGATCGACGAAGCCGAAGATATGCGCGATAACGCTCTGATGGATGGCGACAAAGAAACCGCCGCCGCTGCTCGGGCCGTATCGCGCGAATTGCAGCAAGAATTGACCGAGCTGAACATGCGCTACGCCACATCGGAAGCGCGTTCTCTGAGTTCTGCTGAAACCCGGTACGAAACTCTGTTGACTCAATTGGAGAAAGAGTACCCTATTATCGATCAGGATCACGCCGATTTTGATCAGGCAACAATGAGACGGGTTGCTCGTATCAGCCACGGCCTGCAAAAAACCGGAACCCCGGCTGCAGAAGCTCTGCAGGAAGCCGCCGACCTGGTACTACCCAAAAAATCAGACAACGTGAATACGGAACTGCGTGACCGGACCAAGAAGGCCCGAATTGACGCAGCTAACGTTGCCGCTGGCCAGGCGCCGAATCTAAAGGACGTCGGTTCTAGCCGGGGTTCGGTTGACACCGTTCTCAAGGCGAGCAAATTGAGCGACGCTCAATTTGAATCACTGCCGCAGGATGTACTGTTTGATTTGCGCGGTGATAAATTAACACCGGATCAGATGGAAGGATGAACCCCGGGGATAAAAATACCCCGTCAAATATCCTTCGGCGGATAAATACTATAGGTAATCGGCGCCCCACCCAGGAAGAATGGGATGCGCTGGTTGACTCGACGCATGTTGCGATGACTCGAACTATTTGCAAGTATGCTAAAAGAGGAAAACGGCCACCGGAACTTGACTTTTTCGATGGCGAAAAGGAAGATGTTTTATCAGAGGCGAGCCCGAGCTGGGTTATAGAAGCAGCACGAGCAATAAAAAATCAAAGGGCCCGGGATCATTTGGATTCCGTATGTTATTTACTGCAAAATGCAGACATAGTTAGGCCAGTTGCTAACTGCACTAAATAGATTTAATTTCGCTACTCCGGCGATAAGGAGGGGCCATCGTCACAAGCCCAAAAATTGACGGTTCTCGCTGGCCTGGCGATAAAGGCAACGTAGATTGTTTTTTTACTCATAAGGAGATAGTTCAGTGCTTACAAATTTTAACGCGCTGACGGAAGAGCAAAAAACAGTTTGGTCGAAAGATATGTGGCGAATGGCCAGAAACTATTCGTTCATCAACAAGTTCTTGGGTAAAGACGAGAACTCGATGATTCAGCATGTTACCGAATTGACCAAGAGTGAAAAGGGCGACCGAGCCGTTATCACCCTTGTCGCGGATCTTGAAGGCGACGGCGTTGCAGGGGATCGCACCCTGGAAGGCAACGAAGAACCTATCAAGAGCTACGACCAGGTCATTACGATGGACCAACTGCGTAATGCGAACCGTCACAAAGGCCGTATGGCCGATCAACGTTCCGTGGTTAATTTCCGCGAGAACTCCCGCAACAACCTGGCTTATTGGTTGAGCGATCGCATGGATCAGCTCGCTTTTCTCACCCTTGGCGGTTGGTCTTACGACCTGACTCCGAACGGTGCGACTCGCGCAAACTCCGAGCTTCCGTTCCTCGAATATGCCAAGGACTTGGTTGCTCCTTCCTCTCGCCGTACGGCCAGCTGGGATGCCGATAACGGAACACTGCAGATCGGCGAAACTCAGGCCGATATCGGTGCCGGTACGGCCGCAGATTTCCCAACCTGGAATATGTTCATCCAGGCACGCGCATATTTGAAAGACCAGTATGTACGGGGTATCCGCGGTGAAGGTGGCGAAGAGTTCTACGAAGTCTTTATGACTCCGCAGGCTATTGCTCGTTTGAAGCAGGACACGGTGTACGTTGAAAACGTACGCAATGCCGCGCCAAGAGCGAAGACCAATCCGTTGTTCTCCGGCGCAGTTGCCGTTGTTGACGGTATGATCATCCATGAATTCCGGCATGTTCCCAACAGCTCGCAGGGCGTCTCTGGCGCTAGCAAGTGGGGTTCAGGCCTGGATATCGATGGCTGCCAAGTTCTGTTTTGCGGTGCTCAGGCGCTCGGCATGGCAGATATTGGAAACGCTTACTGGGTCGAAGAAGGTTTCGACTACGAGAACCAACAGGGTATCTCGGTCGGTAAGACTTTCGGTTTCTTGAAACCGCAGTTCAATTCCATCTACGCAAATAACACAGTACAGGACTTCGGTGTCTTCTCTGTGTTCTGCCAGCAGTAAGGAGAGCGAATCATGGCAAGAGCAATCCGAGCTACCGGCGCGTTGACCCAGGAATGTGTACTCGCTATCCCAATCGATAACAAGCTGATCCTGAAGGCTGCTGCTAACAGCAACATCGTTGCTGTCGCTACCATCCCAAAGGATGCGCTCATTATCGGCAATGTCCTTGATGTGGCTATCGCTTTCGACGACACCGGTGCGCTTACCGGCGAACTCGGCGATGGCACTGATCCTGATCGTTTTGCGGCAACTCCGGTTAGCCTCAAATCGGTTGCGGTTACCGCACCGGGACGGGTTATCGGCACTTCCGAGGCTGATGGCGTCAATACGGTCTACGGCGTGACGACTGAAGTCTCGCTGACGATCGCTGGCGTTAACAGCGATGGCGAAATTGGACGAGCTACCTGGTACCTTACGTACCTGCGTCCGGATTCCGCGCACGGAGTTAGCTAAACCGAACGGAAACCCCGGATTTCGATCCGGGGTTTCTTATTCCTCTAGGAGCAAATAATGTCAGACGAATCTACGCCAAAAGGCGTTTTAATGGTCAGTTTCCGCGACTACACGTTGCGTACTCTTTTTGGATCCTGCAACTTCAAAGCAGACGAGCCCCGCATGCTATCTCCGCGCATGGCTGAAGAAGCCTTAGCGGTGGGGATAGTACCGGTTGATAAAGACAGCGAAATTCTGAAACCAACCGCCGAACCCAAAGAAATACCCAGCAGTCCACAAGCACGGAAAGCTGCGATCAACAAAGCCTTAAAAATCATGCATGCCCGAGCCGGAACCAAAGAAGGCCGGGAAGACTGGACTGCCGCACGCCGGCCAAAAGTTTCCGTTGTTTCCGGAATTCTCGGATTCAAAGTGCATGCAGACGAAATCAACCGTATAATCAGTGAAGCCAATGAAAAGAAAGACGCGGCTGAATTGGAAGAGATGCGGAAAAAAGCCAGTGGCAAAAAGCCACGGGCTAAAAAAGAGGTAATAGATGGTGGCGAAGACTTCGGCGAGTAAATTACTCAAAAACCTGCGAGAAGATTTGCAGGATGAGTACGATCCGTATCTTTGGTCTGATTCTGAACTACTTCGTTACATTGATGGGGGACAGATAGAATTCTGTCGTAAAGGTATTCCGATTTTTGATTCGTCGTCCCCCCTGACGCGACTCCAGGTTACAGCTGGAAAACCTGATCTTCCGTACCACGAGTCTATTCTCGACGTTAAAAGCGCCCTCGCTCGATATCAAAACGAAGTCGGTGGCCCTTATACTTATAGCGATCTCGTACTTTCCACGCACAATCATTTCTTAGCTCGCATGCCGTTACACGCTCGCGATTACGGCGCGACTCGCGGCGGTGAGTCTCTTATGTTCAGTACTGGCGAGCCCTTCGATATTTTTCTGGATGTCGATCAAAATGCACTACGCCTGGCTCGTATTCCGGATCGCGATTTTACCGTACTTTTGTCTGTGGAACGACTCCCTGAACTGGAAGTTAATGACTGCGATGTACCCATCGAAGTTCATCGAGCCAACCACCCGGCTGTTTTAGCATGGGCGGCTTATCAGGCGTTTCTACGCCAGGACAGCGAAACCTTCGATCCACAAGCGGCTGCCCGGTTTAAAATGGCTTTCGATGATTACGCGACACAAGCACAGGACGATAAATTACGGCGCCATTCGACACCTGGGCCTGCCCACTATGGAGGCATTTAATGTTACCGCAGCGCGATCTGATCATTAACCAGGGCGGAACGTTCCAGCGTACTTTTCACTGGTTCGCCGGAACTAAGCGGATCGCTGAATTGGAACAGGTTACTCCGGGATTTCCAACCATCATTACCGTAACTGGTCACGGATTGCCGTCTGGAGTGGTTGTACCGATGTCTATCGAGGGCGTCCGTGGTATGCCAGCTTTGAACAGTAAACCCTGTTCTGCTTTCGACGCTGAATATGTTACCGATGACACATTCAAAATTCCTGTCAATACCCTGGGCCGGGAATGGAAAAGCCCTTCGGGCGGGGCTACCTGGTTCGAACTTTCTGATCTCACAGATTTTACGGCTCGTATGCAGATCCGTGAAACCCTGAACTCTACAGAAACGCTCGCCGAATTAACCACTGAAAACGGGGGCATCACTCTGAGCGTCGCCGATGCTGGCGTTCAAATTTTGATCACAGACACAATTACAGCCGGATTTGATTTCGATTACGCAGTTTATGACATCGAACTTATCGGCCCCGCTCCGGATTCCATCGTTTATCCGTTTATTGGGGGTAACATCGCTCTACAACGTGAAGTCACACGGTGAACGATATGACTACTGGATACATTCGTTCCCCCGAAGAACCTATCGCTGTTGTCGGGTCAAACGATAATCCCGCTGGTTATATCTACTCTCCGGAAGAACGCACGGCTATTATCGCCGTTTCTCCCGGCCCGGTTATCGCTGGCGCCGCCGCTGCCGTACGCGGTAGTAAAGCGATCATCATAGAAAGTCCAACCGCCGCAGAAGACCTAAGTTTCTTCTTTACTTCGGTGGCTTTTACAATCACCGAAATGCGCGCGGTGCTGGTAGGCAGCAGTACGCCCTCAGTCACCTGGACGCTTCGTCACGGTGCAGACCGGTCTGCTGTAGGCTCGGAAGCGGTAACTGGGGGGACCGTTACGACGGATACAACGGCCGGTTCCGATGTGACCATTTTCGATGATGCGGATGTTGCCACAAATTCGCATCTCTGGATCGAAACAACGGCAAAGAGTGGTATAGTTGGCTCGATCGTAATTACTTTGTTTTACCGGGAGAATTAAAAGTGTTGGGACAATCTGGAGCATCTAAGGCAGGAGCCGTAACAGTCGCCACTACGGAACATACAGGCATGTCTGTCGAGTATTGGGCAGACCGTGCCCTGGAACGAATTATTCATGTAGCCCCTGATAGTCAGTCGATTATCAAAGAACAAGCAGAAGCTTACCGCGAAAGAATACGTGCCGTCCTGGTCCATTACATCCGCCAGGCCATTAAGAGTGATCGAACTACCCTGTACAATTTGTTTATCCAACAGGGCGAATCCGATATGGCGGAAATTTTACGTAAACTTTAGGAGACTACTATGGCTTTTACCGGCGACTTTATGTGCAACAGCTTCAAGCTGGAGCTTTTGACAGCTGAGCACAATTTTGCTGCTGCAGGAGATTCATTCAAGATTGCCCTGTACGACAACTCGGCAACCCTGACGGAAACTACCGCGACCTACACGGCCACGGGTGAACTGTCAGCTACTGGCAACTACACCACGACAGGTCAGGCATTAACCAATATTGACCCTGTATGGGATACCGATACGGCCATCTGCGACTTTGTAGATGAAGTCTTTTCCAATGCTACCTTTACGGCCTATGGTGGGTTGATTTACAACGATACTCATCCATCTGATGCAGCCTGTATCGTGCTGGACTTTGGTGGAGCAAAAACAGCCACAGCAGGCGACTTTACCATTCAGTTCCCTGCAGCTGCAGCAGCGACAGCCATTATCCGCATTGCGTGAGATGGGTGCCTATCAAGGGCATTAGGTCTTTCAAGCAGTCAGCTGGGAAAAGGATTCTTCCTAAATCCCGCAAGCCGGTTGATGTGGGTGGTCTGTGTTTAAATGACACAGACCATCTACATTATTGGGGGGTATTCCCTGAACGAAATTAAGTTGCGTAGGACAAGATAATGGCAGTCACCATTCAGACGATCAACATAGGCACAGTAGCCGGCGATGGTACGGGTGATAAGGCACGGCCTGGTGCAATTAAGATCAATGACAACTTCACGAATCTGAAGGCAGCCGCTGATCTGGTTCTGGATATACCGCAAGACCGGATTATGGGTCGGATTACAGCTTCTACCGGGGACGCGGAGCAATTAACAGGTAGCCAGGCAACCAGTCTGCTGGATCTGTTTGCCACGGATTCAACCACACAAGGCTTGGTACCCGGTTCCAACAGTGTTGGTGCCACTTACTTCCTCAATGCAGCGGGTGCCTGGTCTGTTCCGTCTCCTACAGGCGGTCCTGCTGACAACCTAACACTCAACGTTCGCAAAGGCTCAGTGGGCACGATCACCAAGGGATCTCCAGTCTACC